AGGACTTAAAACAAACTATCTTTGAAAATCAAACTTATTCTGAATTTGAGGTCGCAAAACAAAAATTGAGCAAAGACCGATTTGAAGACTTTGTAAAATTTAAACTTGCAGAATCCGACAAATCAAATTAATAACAGAATCATCTTAGTAATAATACTAGGATTTGTGTAAATAACGGAAGGTAGCCGATTATCGCAATTTTCGGCTACTAACCAAATAAATATTATGCCACTTAAAAAAGGATATTCTAAAAAATCTATCAGCTATAACATCAAGCGAGAAATGAAAGCTGGTAAAAAAACCAAACAAGCTGTTGCAATAGCATTATCTGTTGCAAGAAAAGCTAAAAGGAAAAAGAAGAAATAAATGCCATTTAACATACAAAACTCAAGACCCTTTGTAGAATTTGACTTTGGAATTAATGTTCAAAAAGGTTTAGTAGAAGATTTTTCTGCAATAGGTCAGTTTGGATACAATCCAAGTGTATCTACATCATTTGCAACGATCTGGGGTGGTACTGGAATTTATGTATATCCAACTACTGCTACAACTGTAACCGCAACAAGTTCTGATACAGGTTCAGATAATGGTGGAACAGTTTTAATTACTGGACTTAATGCTTCATTCAATCAAATTTCAGAAACAATAACAATTGGTGGTTCAGCATCTACAAATAGTTTTATAAGAGTTTTTTCTGCTCGTATGCTAACAGCAACAACAGGAGATGCAAATGTTGGAAACATAACCATAACAGTAGATTCAAAAACAGTAGCTTACATAGCAGTTGGCTATGGTTCTAATTTAAGTGCTGTTTATACTGTTCCAGCAAACAAAAGAGCATGGATTGTATCTGCATCTATTGGAATGAGTAAGCAAAAAGAATTAGAATCTAAAATTATGACCAAAGGTATCAATAATGGAAATGTATGGAACGCAGTAGGTTATCAATCATCATTTAGTGTTCCAGTTTATAGGAAATTTGAGATACCTATTTTGATAGATCAAAAACATGATATAGAAATCCGTGCTAAAGCAGATGCCACTTGTGCAGTATCAGCTTCATTTAGTTTATATCTAGAGGATTATCATTAATGGGGATCATAACTTCTGAATCCATAAAAGAACTTTACACTAAGAGATTTGCTAAAGGTAAATACAAAATAAAATCAGGCAAAGGCAAAAGCTACACGAAACGAAAGAAAAAATGAGAAAACCCAAGTCCGTTAAGTTTGGGCATAGGGATTTGAACATAAAATATATTACTCATAAAGAAGCAAACAAAAGAGGAATTTATGGGGAAGTTCAAACAAGCACCAATACTATTTTGATAGACAAATCATTAGACGGCAAAATTACCTTAAACACAATCATACATGAATTAATCCATGTCATAGCTGAGCATTATCATTGGAACTTACCAGCTAAAGACGAAGAACTTGTTTGTGAAACTACTGGAAACGCATTAGCAGATTTATTTAATCAGAATCCTAAATTAGTAGAATATCTTGCATTTGTGTTTAAAAAGTAGTAGCTGAATCTTACGATTTACATAGTCGGTTAATTATGGATAAGATAGATAGCAAAGATATAGAAATCATTGAGCCAAGTAAGATAGGAAGACCTAATTTTGTATTTACACCGAAAATATTAGATCAAATTAGAAATATGGCTTCGTATATGTGTACTAAGGTTGAAATAGGGACAATTATTGGTTGTTCTTATGCTACGATAAATAGATCAGAACAAGCCTGTAAAGCATATGAAGAAGGGGTTGCACTTGCAAAACAAACAATACGAAAAACTCAATTTGATATTGCTACTAAACTAAACTCTGCTCAGATGGCTATGTGGCTAGGTAAAGTTTATTTGAAACAAGATAGAGATGATAACGAAGATGAAAGCAATAATCCTTTACCATTAACAGATATTGTGTAAAAAGATTCTATGGCTAAATACAAAGGTAGAGAAGTTTCATTAAATAAACCATTTAGAACTCCAAGTGCATCTAAGAAGTTTGGAGTCTATGTCAAAGATAATAGATCAGGTAAAGTTAAGGTAGTTAGATTTGGTGCTAAAGGTATGAGCATCAAGAAGAATATTCCAGCAAGACAGAAATCTTTTATGGCAAGGTTTAAACCATTATTAGCTAAAGCTAAAAGATCAGGAAAGCAATTAAACACTACTCCTGTATATTGGGCAGTTAAATCTTGGCGAAAAGGTTTCAAAGCATGATCAAGTATTTTTTATTCATGCACATAATGGTAGCTGATCCAACTGCACATATTCCTAAAGTCTATGACTTTTGGTTTGAAGATTACCAGTACAGATATTTTGAAACAGAAAAAGATTGTAAAAGTAATGGTAATGAAATAATGAAATGGGCAAGGCAATCTATGGAAGATAAAAATTTAACTGTTTTAGACACTTGGTTTGAGTGTGTTGAGGTACAAAAGAATGAAAAAACATCATTTGATCATCAACTTAGAGGATATAAAAAAATATGACCTTATTGCTAGGCAAGAAATCATTAACAAAAGTTTCTTCTATCAAGCTAAAACTATACTCTTATATGGACACTATTTTAAAGACAGCAAAGAAGAAGTTAAAGACCAAACCTTCACGAGTAACTTTGAGCATCATTATGATTTGGTTGTTGTTAATAATATTCTTGAGCATTTACCTTTAGAATATTTAAGTGTAGTAATTAAAGATATGTTTAGTTACTCAAGTAAGCATGTAATGGTTATATTAAACTTTAAATCAGATTTGTTTAAACCAATAATTAAACTACTAAGCAAATACCCTAGACACAGTTTCTATTTTAATTCCTAATGTACGATATATATTTAGAACAAGCTAAGCTACTTCATCAGAACGAAAAGAAATGGCGAGGCACAACAGTAAGACAATATATCCCTGAGATTAACAAACTACGCAAAGAATACAAATTAGAAACCATGTTAGATTATGGTTGTGGTAAAGCACAGTACCATGATCCTAGTTGGAACGCAGTTAAGTATGATCCAGCGATACCTGAGTTTAGCACTAAGCCTACTGGTAGATTTGATTTAGTTATAAGCACAGATGTATTAGAGCATGTTCCTGAAGAACACATTGATGACATAATTGCAGATATATTTAATTACTCAGATAGATGGGTATTTGTTTCTGTATGTTGTAGAGAAGCAAGAGAAGTATTGCCTAATGGTATGAACGCACACGCAACAGTTAAACCTGAAAGCTGGTGGAAAGATAAGTTTAGCAAATATAAAAATTACAAATTAGTATTTACTGGCTAATGTTTGATCCATTTAATTACATGAAGGATAAGGATTTGCTTGTCATAGGAAATGCAGTCGTTGATAAAGAACCTGATTACTCAAAGTATAATTGCATTGTAAGAATGAATCTTGGAATTAAAACTAAACCTTGTGATGTATGGATAGACAACTTAGTCAATAAAGCACATGATTTCTTAGGAGATATACCTGAGTTTAAAAACATTATTAGACTCAATGCAGAAAAGGACGGAAAAAGAATGGAACGATTACCTAAAGAACTTAAACCTTATGCTTGGTTATGGAACTCTAATGAATATAATTTTATGTGTAGAGAGTTAGGTTATTTAAGACCTACAACTGGATTGATAAGCATCTACTGGATACTAAATAATATTAAGTTTAAATCTATGACCATAACTGGTTATGACTTTTTTAAGACACCAAATAGATATACAATGGAAACTCATGCAACATCAGGAACATATGTGTACCCATCACATGATATTAGAAAAGATGAGTATTGGATTATGAAGTGGGCAAAGCAAGGAAAGTATGCAATTATTTAATGACGATTGCTTAAAGGTATTACCAACAATACCTGATAATTCTATTGATTTAATTATAACAAGTCCACCATATAATTTAGGTTTAAAATATAATACTTACGAAGATTCAAAAAGTGATTACATAGAATGGTTAATAAATATTTTTAATAAATGCTGTAATGTTTTAAAAGATGATGGTCATTTATTTATTAATTTATCTTCAAGTAAAGAAAATCCATTTACAGCATACAAAATTGCTGAAGGTATAAATTGGAAACTACAAAACAATATTATTTGGGCTAAATCAGTTGAAATAGATGGTTATGTTAGGGGTTATAATACACCAACATCAAGTAAAAGATTTTTAAAAAATGGTTGGGAACACTTATTTCACTTTACAAAATTTGGTAATACAAAAATAGATTTAAAATCTTCAGGTGTACCTTATAACAACAAATATAATAACGCAGAGAGAATGTTTAAAAAAACTGGTAAAAAGTGGACAGCAACGACTAACTGTTGGCACATAACTTATAAAAGTAAAGCCACTAAAGAAATAACAAAACAAATTGCAGGGGATAAAAAACACCCAGCTATATTTCCTGAGAATTTAGTAGAAAAATGTTTAAAGGTTTCTGGTATAAAAAAGGGTAAAATTCTTGATCCTTTTATGGGTACAGGAACAACAGGTTTAGTTGCTAAAAAATACAAACTTAATTTTATAGGTATTGAATTAGACAAAGATTATTTTAAACATGCAAAAAATAGGATTGAAAGTGCCTTTATCTGAACCACAAAAACAAGTTATATCTAGCAACAAAAGATTTAGAGTCTTAATCACAGGAAGAAGATTTGGCAAAACACATCTTTGCATGATGGAGTTATTACGCAAAGGTAGAGATAATCCTAATGGTAAAATCTTTTATGTTAGTCCTACTTACCGAATGTCTAAAGAGATCATGTGGAAGAATCTCAAGAAGGTAGTTAAGAAATTAAGATGGGACAAATACATTAATGAAACTGAACTAACTATTGTACTTAAAAATAACTGTCAGATTAGCTTAAAAGGTGCAGATAAAAGTCCTGATAATTTACGAGGTGTAGGTCTTAACTTCCTTGTCTTAGATGAGTTTGCAGATATACCTGAAGAAGCATGGAACGAAGTATTGCGTCCTACTATTTCAGATAAGCATGTACAAGGTTCTGTTCTATTTGTGGGTACTCCTAAAGGTGTAGGTAATTGGTCATATGATATGTTTCAAAAAGGAAAGTCAGAAGATCCTGAATGGCAATCATGGAAGTTCACAACGATAGAAGGTGGTCAAGTAGAAGCACATGAGATTGAACAAGCAAAAAAAGATTTAGATGAGAGATCATTTAAACAAGAATACTTAGCTAGTTTTGAAACCTATGCTGGTGTTGTTTATTATAATTTTGACAGAGAGCATAATGTTAAACCTTGTAAGTATGATCCTGAAGCAGTCATTCACTTGGGACTAGACTTTAATATTGATCCCATGTCGGCTTGTTTATTTCATTTAAAGAATAATATTGCTCAATTCTTTGATGAGATTGTTATTTATTCTAGCAATACTGATGAATTTATTGAGGAATTATTAAGAAGATACCCTAAAAATAAGATTATTGTTTATCCTGATCCAGCTAGTAGGCAAAGAAAAACAAGTGCTGGTGGCAGAACTGATTTAACTATCTTGCAAAATGCTGGACTTAGTGTTAAATGTAAAAATACTCATGCTTTAGTCCGAGATCGGATCAACTCAGTTAATTCAAGATTGAAAAATTTTGATGGTACTAGAAATGTATTAATTGATCCTTCTTGCAAAAACCTTATAAATAGTTTAACGAAACAAATGTATAAAGAAGGTACAAATATACCTGAGAAAAATGGATACGATCATATGAGTGATGCACTTGGATACGCATTAGAATATCTGTTCCCTATTTCTAGTAATTTACCGCCTTCACAACCTAAGAGATTTAGCTAATGGCATATTCAAGACAAGAAGTTTTACAACAACACGAACACTACTCAGCATTTTCAGAGAGATGGCAATATTTTATAAGATCATTCTTAGGTGGCGAAGAATACAAACAAGGAAGATACTTACAAGAATATAATCTTGAACTAGAATCAGAACTTTACAAACGATTACAATTCACTCCTTTGGATAACCATTGTAGAAATGTTGTTCATATCTATTCATCATTTTTATTTAGAGTTAAACCAGTAAGAGAACTAGGCAAATTAGAACAAGACCAAACTATTCCTATGTTCTTAGATGATGCAGATTTAGAAGGCAGATCATATGAAGCCTTATTAAGAGAACTACAAACTTACGCATCTATCTATGGTCATTGTTGGTTAATCATGGACAAACCAAACTCTAATGCAAGAACTAGAGCAGAAGAATTACAACAAGAGATTAGACCTTATATCAATGTTTATACTCCTGAGAATGTAATTGATTGGAATTACTCAAGAGCATCATCAGGTAAATACTATTTAGATTATTTAAAAGTTAGAGAACACTCTGACTCTAAAAAAGAAACATATCGTATTTGGTACTTAGATAGAATTGATACTGTTGAATTATCTAAGATTAGCACAAGTGAACCTAAACTAATTGATTCACAACCTAATGCTATTGGTCAAATACCAGCAGTTATTTTATACAATCAAAGAAGTCCTATGAGAGCAATCGGTATATCTGATTTAACGGACATAGCTGATTTACAAAGAGCAATCTATAATGAGTTATCTGAGATAGAACAATTAATCAGATTATCTAACCACCCTAGCTTAGTTAAAACTAGAGATGTTGATGCTTCTGCTGGTGCTGGTGCAATTATAGAAATGCCTGATGGAATTGATCCATCTTTAAAACCTTACATCTTACAACCTAGTGGACAGAACTTAGAATCAGTTTTGAAAACTATTTCTATGAAGGTAGATGCTATCAATAGACTATCTCATGTAGGTGCAGTTAGAAGTACAAGTGAGAGAGTAGTATCAGGTGTAGCATTACGAACTGAATTCCAATTACTAAATGCTAGACTAGCTGAAAAAGCTAACTTGATGCAATTAGCTGAAGAACAGATTTGGAGATTATACGCATTGTGGCAAGATAAAGTATTTGATGGCAAAATTATGTATCCTGATTCTTTTGACCTAAGAGATTGGGCAACTGATTTAGAAGTCTTACAACAAGCTAAAGCATCTAATATTAAATCTGATACTTTTGTTAAGGAACTAGATAAGCAGATTGCAAGAACAGTTATTGAAGATGATGATACCTTATCTAAAATTGACGAAGAAATAGATCAATCAACAACTAGACTTGGAGAGTTTCCAGTAACACCTATAACTACTCCAACAGTATAATATGGCTAAAGACCTACTGGAGAAACTAGGAGATTACCGACAAAATAAAGTTATTGATTTGTCCGATACTCATGTTGAACGATTACAAAAATCATTACAAGAATTAGAGAACTTAGTTATAGCTGAAGCCAGTAAGATCAATCCACAAAGAGGTAGTTTAAAATTAAGAACTACGATTGCTTTAGAGATGCGTCCTAAACTCAAGCAATACATTGAGCAAACTTATCTTAATGCAATACAACAAAATATATCTGAGTATGATAAGTCAGCAAGTTGGTTATTAGCTACCTTTAAAGAATATCCTATACCTAAGAACTTTAAAGAGATTACTGAATTAGATTTAACAACTATACAACAATTAAAACGAAGTGCATATTTACCCTTTGAAGATTTAGGGAGTGAGTTTGTGAATGAGTTGGCACAAGAAGTTTATAACAGTACCCTTACTGGAAAGCCTACCGATCAAATGATTAATGATTTAAGAGGTAAGATTAATGGTATTTATCAATCTAGTGATGACCAAGAAGCACAAGAGTTAGTAGATTTTATAGCTAACAATCCTGATAAGACTGAACAAATTAAAACAGCGACAGAACGATTACAAACTATTTATGGTAGGGATAGATTAGGCAATAACTTTAGAAGATATGCTACACAATTAGTACAGGACAGCTTAATGGGATTTGATGGTCAGTTTGCTAAGTATAGAGCAGATGAATTAGGTTTAACCTCTTACAAATATACTGGAACTACTGTAAGAGATACTAGAGATTTTTGTAGAAGAAATGTTAATAGAGTTTTTACAGAAGAAGAAATTAGAGAGATTTGGACATCGCAAACTTGGAAGGGTAAGGCACAAGGCGATCCATTTATTGTCAGAGGTGGTTACAACTGTCGCCATCATTGGCAACCAACCAATCCTGATTGGCTAGATGCAGAAGGCAACTACAAATTAGATTGACAAAATAGACAGTTAAAACTAAAGGAGTAAATATGGACGAGAATAAAAACTCGGTAGAGCAAACACAAGCTACTGAAAATAATGTGGACAAGGCAACTGATGTTTCTAATGAAGCAGAAGTAAAAGCTGAATCTAAAGCATTTACTGAAGAACAAGTAGAGGCGATAGTACAAAGAAGATTAGACAGATACAAAAAAACTGTATCCTCTAAACTTGATGGACTAGATTTAGAAGAAGCTAAAAAACTTCTTGAAGAAAAGAAACAAAAAGAGCAAGAACTCGCTTTACAAAGAGGCGAATTTGATAAAGTTTTAAAAGAAACAGTATCAAAAA